CCTGGCGCGGCAGCCGCGGGTCGGTCCTGCTCGGACCGACCGAGGACCGCGTCGCGCGCTACCTGGTCGATCGCACTACCCACGGCCGCGTCGCGATCCGGACGGTCGACCTGGCGGCCGCGCTCGGCCTGGAGCGCTCGGAGGCGTACCGGGTGACGGCCAGGCTGCGGGTGCTCGGCCTGTTCGGGATCCAGAACGATCGCGGCGGGACCCGCGGCGGCCGCTGGATCTGGCGCACCACATCGAAGCGGGAGGGTTCTGTGTCACTCGACCCGCTCCGGCACCGGGTTGCCTGGGCGCGCGTGCTTGGGCTGGCGCGCGCCCGGGCTGCTCGGCTGGCCGCATTCATCAGGCGCCCGGTTCCGGCCGGAATATCGGCCGGCGGCGCCACGCCGGCGGAGGCGCCCCCCGGGCCTCCGCCGGCGACCTTCCGTGACCTGTTCGCGGCCGCCGGCGGCGACGGGCTGCTCCGCGCCTGGGGCGTGACGTGACCGAAGACGAGCTCCTGGCCGGGATCACGGGCGCGCTGGAGCTCGCGGGCTGGCGCTGGATGCACATCATCCGATCCGACGGCGTCACCCAGGGCGACGCCGGCTGGCCCGACATCGTCGCGATCCACACGGGGCGCGCGGCGCCGATGCTGCTCTGGGAACTGAAGGGCGACGGCGGCCGGCCGAGCGGCGATCAGGTGGCCTGGATCGCGGCGGCGTTCGCGCTGGGTGACCGCTGGGCCCCGGCCCCGGTCGACGCGCGCTTCCTGTACCCGGTCGACTACGACGTCGCGCTCGACCTGATCCTGGGCCGGACGCTGTATTTCGGCGGCCCAGTCGTCGCGTTCGGGCTGTGATCCCGTGGGTCTGCGCGCGCTGCCGGCTCGTCAACTGGAACGATCGCCCCGCGTGTGCCGGCTGTGACGCGACCGAGCGCGTCGATCTTGCACAGGTCGGGCCATCGCCGACGCCGAGCCCTGGCCGCGGTGATCGAGAGAGACGGGCCGACATGCTGGCGCTGTGGGCGCTGGGTCGACGTGACGCTGTCGGGGCTGCATCCCGACGGCCCGACCCTCGGCCATAAGCACCCGTCGATCCGCGGCGGCGCCGACACGCTCGACAACCTGGGCCTAGAACATCGCCGGTGCAACCTGGGCGCCGGCGCGCGCGGGGCTGCCCCCCCCGCGGCGCGCGCCCCGCCCCGACGGCGGGGCGGATCCGGGCCGAGGCGCGTGCGCTGGCCAGGACCATCGCGATCACCACGCCACCGAGCCGCGTCGGCGACGACCCCGCGGATCGTCGTCGCGCGCGGAGTCGTCGACAAGTGATCGGGCCCGTTTTTTTCTCGGCCACTTCGGCGCCGGGTCTTCGACCCGTCCAGCGTGGAACGGTGCCCGGATCGGGTCTATTTGCGTCAGAACGCAAACGTTCCTGACGTGGCCACGTCGGAGTCGGGCGGGCGCCCCCAGGACCAGGGCCGCCGCCACAGGAAGCGCGGTCCGGACGGCGCCGCGTCGCCCGAGACGGCGTCGCGCCTGGCCGCATGGCGGACCGCGCTCCGGGCGGAGCTCGACCTGGTCATCGTCGAGCTCGCGGGCAAGCCGGCGCCGGCTGGCCTGATCCCCGACGCGACGCCGGCGATGGTGCGGCCGAGCCTGGCCGACCGGACGGCGCTCGTGACGCTCGGCGATCGCATCGCCCGGGCGCTCGGCGAGGACGTCGACCCGCCGCCGCCGGCGGAGCCGCCGACCGTGACCAGGCGGAGGCGGGGCCGACCGGACTTCGGGTGACCGCCCGCCGGCGGCCGCCGCTGCCGCCGCGCTGGCAGACTCCCCTACCCGCCGACGTCGTCGGATCCTGGGGCCCGGACGTCGAGGCGTTCGCGCAGACCGAGCTCGGGATCCGGTTCGACGTCTGGCAGCGCCGCTCGATCAACCGGGCGCTCGCCTATCGGGCCGACGGGACCCTGGTGCACCGGATGTACCTGACGTCGGCCGGCCGACAGAACGGCAAGACCGGCGGCGTGCGCTCGGTGATCGGCTGGGCGCTGACGGCGGCCGAGATGCCCGACTGGTCGCTGATCATGGGCATCGCGCACGATCGGACCCAGGCGCGGGTCCCGTACACGGCGGTCCTGGCCGATCTGGCCGACGTCAAGCGCCGCCACCCGCGGGCCCTGGCCCTGACCCGCTATCTGGGCATCCGCTCGGACATGTTCGGCCGCCACCGTGAGTACCACACGGCCAGCCGCGAGGCGCGCGACGCGCTCCGGACGTTCAGCGTCGACCTGGGCGTCTTCGACGAGGTCCGGACCCAGCGGAACTACGACACCTGGGCGGCCCTGGAGCCGACGACCCGGGCCCGGCCCGAGCCGCTGATCTACGCGATCAGTTCGGCCGGCGACGATTCCTCGATCCTGCTCCGTGACTGGTGGGAACGCGGGCTGCGGATCATCGCCGGCGTCGAGCCGGCCGACGGGTTCGGGATGACCTGGTACGCAGCTGACGACGAGCTCGCGCCCGACGACCCCCTGGCCATCCGCCAGGCGAATCCCGCGGTCGCCGAGGGCCGGATCCCGATCGGCCCGGTCGCGGCGTCGATCCGGGCCCTGACGCCGAGGACGTATCGGGCCGAGACGCTGAACCTGTGGTCGGAGGGCGCCGACGAATGGCTCCCGCCCGGGACCTGGCCGGCCCGCGACGCCGCACAGCCCGAGGCGGCGATCGGCCGGATCGTCTTCGGCGTCGAGACCGTGCCGACATGGCGGCGCGCGTCGGTCGTCGTGGCGATCGAGACCGACGTCGGCGTCTGGGTCGGCGTCGCCGGCGAGCTCGACAGCGCGCGGACCGGCCAGGCGAGCATCCCGCCGGCCGATCTCGTCGACCTGGTCCGCCGCCTGGTCGGCGACTGGAGGCCGTCGACGATCGCCTACAGCGCGGCCGCCGCCGCCGCGCCCCACCTGAAGGCCGCGGCCGAGGCGCTGAAGGTCCCGGCGATCGAGCTCGGGCCGCGCCAGATCCGGGCGGCGTCGACGCTGTTCCGGTCCGAGCTCATCGGCGGCCGGCTGACCCATGAGGTCGACCCGCTGTTCGCGCAGCAGATCCGCGCCGCCCGCCCGTCGGGGCCGCTGGAGGCCGGCGAGTGGTACTTCAGCATCCGCGAGAGCGTCGGCGAGATCGACGCGGTCCGGTCGGCCGCCTGGGCGGCCTGGGCGGCCATCGCCCCGGAGGCGCGGAAGGTCGGCCATCAGATTCACGTCTGAGCGGACCGCCAGCGGGCCGTCCTGCCTCGCTCCCCCAGCGACCGGACATAGACGCCACCGGCGACTGGGCGGGCCGCAGCGGCCGTTCTAGGCCGAAGACCTAGTGACAGGGGGGTATTTTCCGGTTATCGTTCCGGTCCGTGAGCCTTGTCGATCTCCTGCTCGGGCGGACGGGATCCGGATCGACGGCCACGATGACCCCTCGGTCGATGCCGGTCGTCGACACGCCGTTCCTCGACGGCCGCTCGGTGCTCGGCCTGTCGGCCGTCTGGCGCTGCGTCACCCTGATCGCCGACACGATCGCCGACATGCCCTGGCAGGAGTGGCGCGGCGACGAGCTCCTGGAGAGCTCACGCCTGGTCCGCCGGCCGTTCGCGCTCCGCACCCGGCGCTGGTGGACCTGGCGCGTCGTGGCGACCGAGGCGCTCTTCAACCGGGCCTACTGCCTGCACGTCGGCGGGTCGGCGTCGGACGGGACGCCCTGGTCGCTGCTCCCGGTGCCACCGTCGGCGATCCAGCCTGGTCTCGCGCCCGATCCGTGGGGCCTGACCTTCCCGACCTGGTACAACGTGGCCGGCCAGCAGATCCCCGCCGAGTACCTGTCGATCATCGAGCGCGCCCCGTTCCCGGACGTGCCCGACGGCCTGAGCTCGCTGCTCGACCTGGCGCGCCGCCAGTTCACGGCCTATCTGGCCGCCGACACGCACATGAGCCGCTACTGGCAGAACGGCGGGCCGACCAACACCGTGATCACGAGCGACCAGGAGATCGACGACCCGGAGGCCGAGCGGATCGGCCAGCGCTGGCTCGACCGCCGCGCGACCGGGGCGCCGGCGGTCTTCGGCAAGGGCGCCCACGCCGAGCCGTTCGGCGCCGACCCGACGACCGAGAGCGCGACCGAGGCGCGTCGCGAGATCAACGCCGAGGTCGGCCGCTACTTCGGCGTCCCGACCCGGATCCTGAACGCGCCGGCGGGCGACAGCGAGACCTACAGCAACGTCGAGAACGACGCGATCGACCTGTATCGCTATTGCCTCCGCGGCTACATCGGCCCCGTCGAGGACGCGATCAGCGAGGTCCTGCCGGGCGACTACATCGGCGGCCGCCGGATGTCGCTCGATCCGGCCCGGATCCTCCAGGGCGATCTGGCCAGCCGAGCGACCGCCTGGGTCGCCCTGACGACGGGCGATCGCCCGATCTTCTCGGTCGAGGAAGCTCGGGCCCGCGGGTTCGGGATGCCGCCGACTTCGACGGCGGGCTCGCAGCCCGTCGCGATCACCGCAACGGCCGCGACGGCCGGATAGGGAGGGTTCCGAACATGGCCAGCGCAGACAAGACCAAGACGACCGCCGAGCTCGCGGCCGACGAGACGCCGGCGATCCTCGACGCGGTCGAGGCGCCGGAGGCCAGCGCGGTCGACGCCGCGATCGCCAAGGCACAGGACGCCGAGCTCGCGCGCCAGGCCGGCGTCGAGGCGGCCGTGGCCAAGGCGAACGCGACCGAGCTCCCGAAGCTCGGCGGTCCGCTCATGGAACCGGGACTCGGTCGCTGACATGCCCGACCGGCTGATCGAGCGGTCCTACCGCGGCGCCCTGGTCGCCCGCGCCGACGTCAACGCGTCCGAGCGGATCATCGAGGGCGTCGTGGTCCCGTTCGACACGGTCGCGACCGTGCGCGATTCGCCCGGCGGGCCGATGTACCGCGAGGCGATCGCCCGGAGCGCCGTCGACGGGATCCAGGCGGGCTCGGTCCTGCTCGACTATCTGACCGAGCCGCCGCGGGCGTACAACACCCACGAGGGCTCCAGGCTGGCCGGCCGCGGCACGGCGGCGGACGCCGGCGAGGGTGGTCTGTGGATGCGCTTCCGGGTCGCTCGGACCGCCGCCGGCGACGAGCTCCTCGGACTCACGGACGCGAGCGAGGGGCCGCCGGTCCTGGCCGACATGTCCGTCCAGTTCAGGCCGGTCGCGGAGCGCCGTCGCGAAGACGGCGTGATCGAGCGGACGGCGATCGACATCCGTCGCGTGACGGTAGTCCCCCAGGGCGCCTATGAGGGCGCACAGATCACGGCCGTGAGGGCCGCAGCGGAGGATGACATGCCTGCTCCGAACGGGACCGCGCCGGCGGCCGACGATCAGCCCACCGAAGACGAGGACGCCGCGACCGCCGCGGGCGGCCCGACGTCGACGCCGCCGGCCGGGACGGGCCCGGGCGGCGCACACCGGACCCGCGTGACGGTCGACGTCGACCGGGCGGCCGAGGACCGCCAGCGGGCGGCCGCCGAGCGCGAGACCGTCGCCGAGCTCGGGCGCTCCGCGCCGGCCGGCGGCATCCCCGGGATCCGGATCACCCGGCCCGAAG